GTAATTATGGTTTCGTGGTCCGCGAGGGCCGTCGTACTGATACACTCGACAACCAATAAGGAGGGGCGAGAATGTCCACCGAATTAGGTAAAAAAACTATGCTGGCGGCCTTTAAGCAAAAGGCGGCCCCTACCATGTTCCTGTCTGGCTTTTTCCAGACACCCCCGCGCAACATTACGCGGAGTAAAAAAGTCGTTATCGACGTTAAGCGTAACGACGAGGCTATCGCTATCGACGTTATCCGGGGCACCAATGGCCGGATGAATGAAAGCAAGCGGTTTACCACCAAAGAGTACACACCACCGGTATACGACGAATGGTCCCCTTTTGAAGAAGAGGAGCTAATGAACCGCGCGCCGGGTCAGACCGAGTACGACGATCCGGACTGGATGGCGGAATTTATCGCGCGGGTAACCGACGATCAGGTAACTAACCAGGAGCTTATCCTGCGGGCTATTGAGAAGCAAGCCGCGGACGTACTCTTTACTGGTACCGTCGTCCTTATCAATAACGATAGTCTGGACTACAAACAGAAAGCCACGCATAACTTTACCGCTCCGGTAGATTGGGACGCGGCGGGTGGTTTGCCTCTGGACGATATGGAGAATGCCTGCGATCTTAACCGTAAGGACGGCAAGGTCGAGTCTAATATCGTTATTATGGGACAGCAGGCCGTTAAGGATTTTCTGAACAATGCCCAGGTGCAAGCGTTCGGTGACTTCCGACGCATTAACCGGATGGAGATTACCCCACCGGTCGGTAATACTGAGGGCGCCAAGTTCCACGGCGAGGTAAGCGTAGGCTCTTACCGCCTGCAGATTTGGACTTACCCGCAATTTTACCTCGTCCCTACCGGGTTCGGTCTCGCTAACGAGGGTACCCTCGTACCGTACGTACCCACCGATAAGGTGTGCGTACTGGGCGATACTATCCGTATGGATCTGGTTTACGCTGGTATCCCCGCTCTCGTTAATCGCGTCGACCCACGGCTCCAGGCGGTCGGACTGACTGCGGTACCTTCCAGTATCGCGGCGGACTTCCACCCGTACGCCCATGTGGACGACACCGCGGTAGCGATTAAAACAGGCGTACGCAGCGCTCCGCTGTGTATCCCTACCCAGATCGACGGATATACCGTAATCGACACCAAAGCGTAAGGAGGGTAACCCTTGAAAGCCCAGGATATCCACAAGGACGATATTTTTATCGTCTCCCCTGGTCGGTCAGTTCTTACCGCTAAGCGGGGCATGGCCCATGCTGGCGGTAAGATTACCTTACGCGATTTACGGACCGACGACCCAGCCAAGACAATGGCCGGGTTCGTCGCCTCCGGTAAGGTATCAGTCGACGAGGAGGCAGTACTCGCCCGTAAGGCTAAGGCAGCCGACGCTAAGGAGCGCGAGAAGAAAGCGCGCGCCGCGGGGATTAAGCGTAGCGAGGAAGCCAACGCCGCTAAAGCCCCGGCCACACAGGCCGAGATTATCGGGGCTATCGGTAAGCTCGATAAAAATAATACTGAGCACTGGATGGAGAACGGGGACCCCATGGTCGCCGCTATCGAGACCGTACTCGGTAAAAGCATTAAAGCCGCGCAACGTAACGAGGCAGTTAAAGCCATGGCGGCGGCTAAGTAATGAACTTACGCGCGCAGGCCGAGCGGGATCTCGGTATCACTCTGGAGGACTCGGTTAACGGGTTCGGAGTTCCTATAGTGGTTAATGATCCTGACGGCCTGACCGCGACGGTTTGCGGGCAGACTGGCGATATATCTTTTTTAATTGACCCGGAGACCGGCCAGGCAGTTAGCGGCCGCGTCGCCCATGTGGCTATACGGATCAGCACTCTAGCGGCTAAGGGTTTGGAGATACCGAGACAGGTATCAGATAAAAAATCTAAGCCCTGGACCGTGTCTTTTCCGGATCTTGAATGTAAGGATCAGATTTTTAAAATTGAGGAAGCCAGGCCGGACCGTACGCTCGGACTGGTTACTTGTATAATCGGGGTCTACGTCCAGTAATGGCGCTACCGTTAATTGATAAGCAGGATAACTTTGAGATAGTCAGGGACGCGATAGCGTCGATACTGGCGCTCGAGGTAGCTAATCAGGTGGCACTCGCTACGGGTGCGGGTAAAGACCCCGCGCTCTGGGACTTCGGGGTATTTGAGGAGCGCTCCGTACCGTGGGAGGCGTTGTATAGCGCCACCGAGGAGGAGGTAGTAGTAGAGACCCCCCTCGTCAATATCTGGTACGATACCAGTAATTTCCCCAGAGACAAAGGCGACACCATCGAGCGACAGGCGGCGGACGGGGTTTATAATATCGACTGTTACGCGGCGGCGGTTAGCAAGAACGACCGCACCGGTACAGGACATACCCCCGGAGATTTGCAAGCCGCGCTTAATGTGCAGCGGGTGGTACGCTTAGTCCGTAATATTTTAATGTCGGGCGAGAATGCTTACCTGCAGTTACGCGGGACCGTGTGGTCTCGCTGGTTCCAATCTATCAATGTTTTCCAACCGCAGCTATCCGACCGGCCCGCGATTCACGTCCAGGCCGCGCGTATGTCGCTCGCGGTACGCTTTAACGAATTTAGCCCGCAAGCTACACCCGAGACCCTCGAGACCGTATTCGCCACAGTTAAGCGTACGGGCGACGGTAAGGTAGTGATAGAGGCGGAGTACGATTTAACTTAAAAGCGGCTACCACCGCCAAGGAGGCAACACCATGACAGCAGTACAAGCCAGCGCGGTAGCCCGCGTAGTAGGTATCGAAACAGTATTTAAGAATTTGAGAGCGGGGGCCGCGGTACTACTGCCCCAGCGGGTGGCGGTAATAGCGCAGGGTAATAGCGCCAATTCCTACGCCACCACTAAGTTACGAGTATTCTCGCGCAAAGAGGCGGGAGACACTTACGGTTACGGCTCGCCTATCGAGCGGATAGTAGCCGAGCTCCTCCCAGATAATGGCGACGGTGTGGGGTCCATTCCTGTAACCGTTTACCCGCTTGAGGACGACGCGGCCGGGGTTGTCTCTACCGGATCTATCGACGCCGCGGGAGTTACTCAGACCGTTACCGGATCGTACATAATCCTGGTTAACGGTATCCCGACCGTCTCGGTAAGTATCCCGGCGACCACCACCGCGGATGATGCGCTCGGGCTGATTAAAACGGCGATTAACGCCGTGCTCGAAATGCCGATAATCGCCGGGGTAGTTGCTCCCGGTACTCTCCCGGTCACCTCTAAGTGGCAGGGCGAAAATGCTAACAGTATCTTAATCGAGATCGAGGGCGTCTCGTCCGGTCTGACTTTCTCCGCCGTGCAGCCAGTGAACGGGGCGAATAACCCCGACGTGGACGACGCCACCGCGCTTATCGGCGACGTATGGGAGACCATGATCGTATCAGGTTTTAATTATGACGATACCGCCACCCTTACCAAGTGGGAAACTTTCGGCGAAGGTCGCTGGGGCGCGTTAGTTAAAAAGCCGCTTACGGTAATTACCGGCACCGGGGAGGCAACGCTCGCAACACTGACCGCGGCCACCGACGCCCGTAAGGCCGCCAGGGTAAATATCATCGAACCAGTACCGGGTAGTAATTCTCTGCCCTGGTCGATTGCTGGCCGCGCCGCTTCCCGCGCTGTATCTCTGGCGAATGATAACCCGCCGCACGATTACGCGGGGCAGCCGCTTACCGGTATCGGAGTCGGCACTGACGAGCAGCAATACATTTACTCACAACGCGACGCCGCCGTAAAGGCTGGGCTCAGCACTACCGAGCTGGTAGACAACGTCGCGGAAATGAGCGACACGGTGACCACATACCACCCGGACGGCGAGATACCACCCGCTTACCGATACCTTGTGGATATTGTCAAGCTGCAGAATATCATTTTTAATCTGTCCCTGATATTCGCAGCGGACGACTGGAAAGGCGCGCCGCTTCTGTCAGATGATACCCCGACCGTTAACCCTACGGCTAAAAAGCCAAAGGACGCAGTTAGCGCGGTCGCTTCGCTGGTTGACAATCTGGCGTTAAATGCTATTATTAGTGACCCAGTGACCGCTAAGCAGTCAATCGCTGCGGCTATAAACGGCGCTAACCCTAAGCGGCTCGACGTCGGTTTTACCGTCCAGCTCTCAGGTAACACGAATATTATCTCGGTCGATTTCAATTTCGGCTTTTTCTTCGGATAGGGGGTATGATATGTCGGCAGTAGGCGGGAGTATAGAAAGCGTAAATTTAGATGGTCGGACTTTTTCGGTAGCCGCAGACGCGGACGTAAATCGAAAGCTCGGCGGTTTTGAAAATGAGGTGCAGTCTAACGGGGACGGCTCCGGCCGTCTCATTAAGACGCGGATACCTTTTAACCTTGAGGGCCTACAGCTCTCGATAGACGACGACCGCGGGGACCATGAGTATCTGCAGGCCCTCGCTAACCGTAAAGGGTTCTGGCCGCTAAATGCTACCTACGCCAGCGGCGCGGTATGGCAGGGCGACGGGCAGATAACCGGGGATCTCGGGCACTCGTCCCAGACCACCACCGGCCCCGTAAATTTAATGGGCATCGGGACACTTACCAAACAATAACAGGGAG